TGTATGCAAACACACCCATAGCAACCGCTACGACTATACCAATCATATTCTTCATTGGCATGCTTACAGATGTATTTTCACTAATCTTCATTTTTAGGTTTTGGTAGCGGGAGTATATAGTCTTTTGGAGGTATTTTCAATTTGCTTTTTTTAGGCCCTATGATCTTATCATTCATTAATTTAAGGTCTGGGTTCTCTTTTTTGTAGCCATCTTTCATATCATCCCACAAACTTTGAGAATCACCAGGTCTAGTGTTATCTCTTGCAGGAGTTACACCCATACATTTCATAACTAACAGTCTAAAGTTTTCGTTTTGTGCAAGACTAGGATTAGCATTAACTCTACCACACATCTTCATCAATTCTAATTGTTGTTTTAATTTTACGTTTTCATTTATAGTTTTACAGTCTACACCTAAATACTTTCTGTAAGTAAAACTTAAATATTGTTGTTCGTTAGTGCTGTTGTCTGAGTAATTATAATCAGTATCACGTCTTTCTGTTCTAACTTCCATGTCACCACATCTTGCACCATACTCGTTAAGATATTCGTTTCTAGGATATGCAGGTTCTACAAACAAAGCTAAGATTGTAAGAGCTAGAACAAGTAATCCTGTAAAATAATAATTCATCCTGAGAACCTCCATACATTACCTGTTTAAATCCTTAATATCATAGCTGTGCTCTCTAACTTGATCTGCTAGTTGTCTGTATAAATTTTCTGCCATCTGCCAAGTAGACTCTGCAGAAGTTAATCTTGTGTTTTGATCTATAATTTTTTCCTGAGCAGTAGTTAAATCTCGTTGAAGATTTATTATTTGATTTTGATTGTCGTTGATTGTGTCTGTTAGATTAACAATATATCTAACACCAGTAAACGTTCCAACTAATACAGATGCTATGACTGGTACTAATATAAAATTTTTTTTAAATAGTTCTGCAATGTTCATTTTTTCTTCTCCTCAATTTCATAAAAGAACTTGTCCGTATCTTCTGTACGCCATGCTCTACTATTTTCTACATTCCATTCAGAAGTTTGCACTTTCCAATCAGGAATATCATCTTTTACGGTAAAAGATGGTAAGTCCCATATACATCTGTTGTTAGGTTGTGCTGCAAAATTACCATCATCTAAGGCAATTATGTGAGCGCACTTGTGTTCGTGCGGGATCTCTGAATGATCAGTATCTAGTATATTACTTTCTGGATGAGCAAAGTCAACTGTAAATAAGTATTTACCTGGATGCCATTTTTTATCTTTACCAATATATTTACCGGCTTGTCCGTCTAAAATATCCCAACGATGCACAGAAGGATAATAAGAAAAACAATTCCAGAGCTGTAGTTCATCAAGTCTTCTTCCGGGCACTCTACGTGGGTCAAATCCCTTTTGAATAAACGCGCTAATTGGTAAGCGATAAAATATTGCACCGTTTTCCATAATAGCGTGAAATAGTATAGCACGACCTGTAAGAGAGCTAATACCAAAGATAATACAGTCAGCAACTTGTCCTTTATTTTTTTTGAGATCATATAAATATTCCTTTTTTATCTGTGCGTATGTTGGTGGTATGTTTGCATTTAAATAAGCCATAGTTTATCATTTTGTTTGTCCCCAATTAGGACCATATTCACAATCTACTTTGTTATTTATTTCTAACTTAATAGCTTGTTCCATTATATCTTGAACCATGATCCGTGTTTCTTGGTCCTTGATAGACACACAAAGTTCATCGTGTATCTGTATGTGAGGTACTATACCTTTTTCATATAAATCTACCATTGCTTTTTTTGTCATATCTGCAGCGGACCCTTGCACTAATCTATTTAAAGCTTTGTATGTAAATGCTCTAGCATAGTGTCTTTTAAAATGTTCACACTCAGGGTCTGTCAATTTGTCATACTTATCCATTTGTTCTAATTTATAACCGTCTTTAGCTTCTTCCATATTATTATAAAGTTTTACTTCAGTATAACGATTAATTTTAGGATCCCATTCTTTGTCCATACTTTCCCATTTTTCAAAACGACAAAACCTATCTCCTAAAGTAAATAGTAAACCTTCTTCATTAGCAAAACGTGATAAATCTTGAGACAGTTGTCTTACAAAAGGTACTTTCGCATGATAATTATCAAACAAAGTCTTAGCTTTTTTAGGATCTAAGTTTAATTCTTTCTGTAATTTTAATTTACCCATGCCATAAAATAGTCCAAGATTAATTGTCTTAGCTTGCTTTCTTGGTATGTTGGCCATGTCTGCAACAATCTGATGAAAGTCAGCGTCCTCTTTGTCAAACTCTTCTTGAAGATCATTAGTGCCTGGCATACCTAGTTTGAGTGCGTAATGCACTACGATTCTTGGTTCTTGTTGTGAGTAGTCAAAACTATACCAATCACTTCCAGTTTCAGGAATAAATAATTCTCTCATCTTCTTACCAATATAACCTTTAGATGGAATTTGTTGTAAGTTTGGATTACTCATAGAAAATCTACCAGTTACAGTCCCACCATGCTCTCCTTTTATTTGATTAATATCTGCGTGTATTCTTTCGTTATGAACAAATCCTAATAGACCCTCTACAAAAGTATTTTTAGCTTTGTCACATTCTCTTGCTTTAGCTACAAACCTTAGGAATCTATTTTTGTGTGTTCTTAAATAGTCACCTGGAAGCTGAGGCATTCCAGACTTTGGTGTTTTCTTGTAATCTTTTATGTCTTGATTTTCTAAAAGATTTTTTAATGATGATGCAGCCCAAATTTGTACATCAACACCTGTCCTAGCTTTAATTATTTTTATTAGATTGTCTCTACGTTTTTCTAAACGCTTACCTAAATCTTTTGCTTTTTGGACATCAATCTTAACGCCTTTAAATTTCATGTCAACCAAACAAGGAAATAGTTTTGTTTCTAACTCAAATATTTTTCTAGAAGTTTTTTCTTCTTTGTTTCCATCGTCATCAACTTTAGTGTATAATACTTCATCCAATTTTTTATTAAATAAATTCCATAACTTTAAAGTTAAGTCTACGTCTTGCTTTGCATAATCTTTTACAATAGATGCAGGTAACTTGTGCATGTTAGTCATTGGATCTTTAATTGTCCCTTTAGACCAAGCAAGAGTTTTTTCTTGTAAATCATATTTATATTTTTTGTCTTGTAAATAGTCTTTAGACAAAGAGTCCAAAGAGTATTTAAATCTATTCTCATCAATCACAGAAGCAGCAATCATAGTATCTAAAATTTTACCTTTCATCTTTTTACCTGTGACAGCTCGAATCCAACACACATCGTACATTGCATTGTGAAATACTTTATTTATCTTTTCGTTTTGAAATATTTTTTCATTTAAAGATTCCCACATTTTTAATTTTTTATCTAATGACAAGTCTGTATCTGAGTGACTAATTGGAAAGTATGCTGTATCTTTTCCTGTGGCAACAGCAATACCGCATATAAACCCATCGCCTCTTATAGCACCTAGTCCTTTTGTTTTTAAATTAGGATCATATGTTTCTATATCAACCGCAACAGTATCTATCCCATTTAAATCTAAATCTTCTGGTGTCTTACACATCGTAATCCCTTTCTAATATCATTTCTAAATAATGTATTGCTTTCTTTATGTCTTCTTCTTTTCCCTTTGAAGAATGTCTGCATATATATTTTATAGCATTGCCTTCTGCAAAAAGCAATTTGTTTTCATTTATAAACTCTGCAGGCTGAATCTTCATCGACCGGTAGTGCTTCCCGCCTATCTGGTCTTCTAAAGAATTGTATGTTGTTCCTTTAAACATATTTTTATCTGTCATGTTTTACTCCTAATGTGTATCTATCTTGTGATGCAATAGTCCAACAATCTATTCTACCTCTACTGTATGCTACATATTTTAAACGTAACTGAGTAAAATAATCTTCTGGTCTAGTACATGTTAAATCTACAATCACATTGTCATAAGTTAATCCTTTGACTGTGTGAATGTTTGCATACTCAACTCTTGCCTTTCCTTCTGTATCAACTCCTTCTCTTATTAAATTATTTATGTATTTAATCTTTTCAACGTCTGTTTTTGATTTTATTCTTGTGTAATAAAAGTCAGTAAAATCAAGGCTTTCTGGACGTAAAAACTTTTTTTCTATTAGTTCATGAATGGTATAATCTTTGTTAACCCAACCTTCAAAAGTTTCTTCTCCTTTGCCACGTACAATTACTTGTTGTCCCATAAAATTCCAAAACTCTTTTATTTGTTTCAATGGTAAAGCTGTTCCTTTAATAAATTCTGGCCATAGTTTATGACATCTTATTTCTTTTTTTGAAACATAAGGATCACTACCTACATGACAAAATTCTATACCATGATATGTTAAAAAAGATCTTACCCATTTACCAGAAGGATTTCCCCTGTAAGTAAATAAAAAAGTTTCGTCTGTGTTTTTTATTTTATTTAACAAAGCTTCTCTTGCTGAACAGTCAGTATGTAAATCAGGTAGATAATAATCTTCTCCAATTATACCTTCTGCAGGTTTCCAAACTCTATCATAACCATAAAAATTCCAAATAGGTTCTATAATTTTTTTACATTTTTCATTAATTGTTTTTCCACATCGTAAACCATTTTCTAATTGCTCTGCATCTTTTGATAGGTTGTGAAAATAATCTGGACTTGCACCTGCAAATTCAAAAATAGTTTGATCGGCATCTCCTACCATATAAAATTCTTTTGTGTTTGTAGACATTTTTTCAAGAGCTTTGATTTGTGGTACATTACTATCTTGCGCTTCATCTACTATTAGTACATCAATATCAGGAGCAACAGCCAGTTTATTAAACTCACTTATCATATCGTTGTAATCACACACTTGATTAATTCTTTTGTACTCATCGTAAACTTCTTTCATTTCACTAATCATTCTAAAATTATTGTAAGGATAGTAGCTAGAACTAGTCTCTCTCAAAGCATACCAATGCTCTTTTATTGTTAAGCCTCTTCCAAATGCATCGTTTAAAAACCTAAAAAATTTATGTTTATCATTATCAAAATCTGATTGAGAAACTCTTTGTACTTTGAACCCAGAGTTTTCTCTACATAAGTTAAGATAATCTGCATAATCTAATACATCTTTCTTCAATAGTTTATTTCTACAAAAAGAATGTATTGTACAAATTCTATATTTAAAAAATTTTTTTCTTAAACCTCTTTCTTTAATCTCTTGCAAATCTAATATAGCTTCTTTTACTTCTGCAGCAGCTACCTTTGTATGAGATAAAATTACTATTTTTTCTGGAGAATATGTTTTTAATAATTCTTTATATTTTTTTGTTAAGAATAAATGTGTCTTACCTGTACCTGGAGGACCAGCTACAAACTTAGGCTTGTTCATACGTTATTACCCTTTCCTCTATTTCTTGAGCTTCTCCTTCAATAATTAAGTTATCTTTATTTATGTGATAGTTATCTATTTTATATGAAGAACAAGACCTGTCTTTATACTTACCTCTGTATCTTTTAGCTTTTAGAATACTCCTGCATTTTAAAACAAGATCTACTCTTGCTAAACTTATTCTTTTGTCTGCTAAAAATTCGTCAAATTTATTTAAATTAAATTCTAAACTGTTATTTTTAATATTGAAGTAAGGCATGTTAAAGTCTGCCAATTCTTTTTTATCACTGTAAGCTTTATATTTATCTATAAAAGATTCAAACCATCCTATAAATCTAACGTCTTCACTTGACTCTGGATCATAATCTTGTGACTTATTTCTTGTATCAAATTTTGCTATCATCATTGTTTCAAAATCTGTTTCCTTCATGTAAGGTAGAAAAACAGCAGCTTGTTTCATTACTGCTGCATAAAAATAACTTTTTTTCATTAGCTGTAGTCCTTCTAAAGTTATGTCTTTCTCAACTTTCTTTCCATCTTCCATAGCATAAATTTTTATAAAATACCTATCACTACCATACTCAGTTATTTCACCTATTTGTTCTTGTAATACTTCTTTATTATTTGTAACACCGACCCAACTAAATAACTTTGAAATGTGTTTAGAATCAACGTTTAATATTTCTGCTAATTTAGGAATGCCATAAATTTTTTCTGCTTTTTTACCTGTTGTACCTTTTTGTTTTCTTTTTTCTGCCTCAGTATCATTTGCTTCAATAGCAATATTATATACAAAATCATCTATCTGTTCTGCTGACCAGTCTGTATTTTTTATTAGAGTCCCTGCAATAGCTGTGCAGTATACATCTCTATGACCAGAGCCTGCGTACAAGATTGTTAATGCAGTAGATAAAGCTATCTTACCTACATCAATTTTTATATTACCATTATACTCATAAATTTCTTCGTAAGTTTCCCATTCTACTTTTTCTCCTGTGTTGTCATAAGGAGATTCTGGAACTATAGTATATCTTTCTTTTCCATGTCTTAATTCACAAAGAGTTGCACCATGGTGAAATTTTTCAAAATAACTTTTAAAAACATCTGGCAAAGTATACTGTATAAAATCACAAGACCCTGTCCAAAGATAATGACTTTTAGGATTGTTTCTTCTACCATAAGTAGCTCCACATGATTTTAAATAATGATTTATAAATCTTCCAACAACATAATTGTCTACATCTAAATCTATGTGTTTATCTAATCTTAATGCTATCTGTGCTTTTGCGTGATAATTTTTCCAATCTTCTTTCGTTAAACTAAAATCTTCTTTCTTCCAACTGACCCTGGCTTTCTTTTGATCAGTGGGTATTATGACATGGCCTAGATTTAGCCAATCTTCATACGTAACAGGATTTTTATTTATCTTTTCATTCATATATTTAAGTGGGCGTATCCACTCTCGCTTAGACGCCCACTACCTAGGATACTATAAATTTAAAGATTTTTTAGTTTGCTCTTGGACTTCAGGTTTAGCTTCAACTTCACCTTTACCTACAGATTCTGCAAAAGATTTAGCCATATCATATATAGCTTTTTCTTCTACAGGACCTACTTTAGATACATCCCAACCAAACCATGTTCCTTTGTCATTAGACATCTGAACGGTTGATAGGTTATAAATGTGGCTGTAAGTTGGCGGAGTAAATAAACCGTTTTTCCCCTGCATTTTAAGACCCATCATCATTGAGTTCCATTTTCTACTAACTTTAAGTTGAGTAGACTTCATAGAAATCAAAGCTGTTTGCGGGCTTTTACCTACGATCAATACAAAATGACTTGCAGTGTTATCAAGATAATTACCATTTGGTAATCTATCTTTGTAGTCTTTACCTCTTGTGGTTTGACTTACGATATCACTGTCAGCATCATGAATTGCAACTGGTGCACCTGTACTGGTACCTCTATCTTGCCATTCTATGTATTGTCTTTTGTAATGACAAGGTACAACAGAAATTTTGTCATACAGTTCATTAGTTACAGTATTGATTATTTTGCCTGGTTCTGCGCCATCGACATATTTACCATCTCTTTTGTTTACCTCTGGAGATAGTTGGCCCAAAATTTTTAAGAAAGGCAACGCAAGATCTTCTTGCGATATATTTTGAGCGCCTTGTTGTGCATCAGCTTCCATATCAAATGTTGCTAGTGCTCCGTTCTTTTTTTCTGTTACTTGGTTCATGTTTACTTGTTCCTTTTTATTGTTGTTTTATTCTCTGAGAATACCCCAAAGATTTCCGTTGGCATTTCTTTTCCTGCCTCAATACGCTCACGGACTAGCGCTTTCAAAGTCATGGGCTCAACCTTCATCTTTTGTGTTGGTTGAAACCCTTGACCTTTCGCAAGTTCAGCATATGTTGCTGCCTTGTTATCCTCGTTACGACCAAATGATACCAAGATCTCGTTCTTAATAATATCACCTAGTCCATTGTCCCGAAGCCAGTTAAACGCCGATTCTTTATTTGCTTCTGTAATAGTAGCACGATACGACGTTGAAACTTTAAGATGTGATCCATCTTGTAGTTTTAATTCTGCTAAACCCATTTCGGACATCATGGTAGGTATAACCTCTCCTGATATACGTTGGTATTCTTTTTTTAAATCTTTTAAACTATTTTCATTTGCTTCTATTTTTGTATACAAACCTTCTAAAGCTTGCACTTGATCTGCAAGAGACTGAATATTTTCAGTTCTACTCATTGCATCTTGTTGATCCTTTTCAAAATCAATTGTCATCTATTTCTCCTCTTTCATATAAGTTTATTTCTATTGGATAGTATTTTCTTTCTTGTTTGTCCCACTTTAGGACTTTGTATTTACCGTTTGTAATATCAGATACAATAGAACATGCAACACCTATGATTGCAGGATCTCCTGTTAATAATAAATAATCTCCTATCTTAAAATCTTTTAAACCTTTTCTTAATTTAAAAATTAAAGGACCAGGAGAGAAAATCATTTGAGAAAATTCTGGTAATAAAAATTTAAACTGTCCATAGTTAGACGCACCTAGAATATTAATTTTAGGATTGCCTGCCTGTGTACCAGGAATTTCTTGAATAACATACACAACTGGTGTGTGTGTTTTTATTATATTTCCATACTCTATACTTTCTGACATTGACAAACTATATAACATTGATTATATATAAGTCAATACAGAAAGAAGATAATTATGAATTATAAATTTAAAACTAAGCCGTATGCGCATCAAATAACTGCGTTGGAAAAATCGTGGAATAAAGAAACCTATGCATATTTTATGGAAATGGGTACAGGTAAAACAAAAGTATTAATAGACAACGTCGCTATGCTTTACGATAAAGGTAAAATAGATGGTGCCTTAATTATTGCTCCTAAAGGAGTTGTTAAAACTTGGTTTGAACAAGAACTACCTACACATCTTCCAGATCACATAGAGAATGTGTCCGTATTATGGCAACCAAATATTACAAAAGGACAACAAGAAAAATTAGAATCTTTATTTGAAATAGAAACTGCATTACACATTTTAGTTATGAATGTTGAAGCATTAAGTACAGACAAAGGCGTTAAGTTTGCTCGTAAATTTATTAACTCTCATAAAACTATGATGGCCATTGATGAGTCCACTACAATTAAAACACCAACTGCAAGAAGAACTAAAAATATTATTAGTCTGGGGTTAAACGCTAAGTATAAAAGAATTATGACAGGTTCTCCTATTACTAAAAACCCACTTGATTTATACACTCAGTGTGAGTTCCTTGATCCGTGGTTATTGGACTTTGCTTCTTACTATGCGTTTCGTAATCGTTATGCAGAAATGAAAACAATGCATCTTCGTGGAAGATCAATACAAGTTGTAGATGGGTTTCAAAATTTAGGTGAGTTATCAGATAAAGTAAAAGACTTTTCTTATAGAGTATTAAAAGAAGACTGCTTGGACCTACCACCAAAGAACTTTATTAAAAGACACATTTCATTAACAGCAGATCAACAAAAAGTATACAAACAAATGAAAGAAGAAGCTCTTGCTATATTAAATGGTAAAGTTACCACTACTATGACTGTGTTAACTCAATTAATGAGACTCCATCAAATAACTTGTGGCTATGTAACAGCTGATGATGGATCTACACAAGAAGTAGAAAGCAATAGAATGACTGAGTTAATGTCTGTTCTTGAAGAAACTGAAGGTAAAGCTATTATATGGGCTAACTATCAATTTAGTGTAGGAGATATTATAAAAAACATTACTAAAAAATTTGGTAAAGATTCTTATGTTCACTACTATGGTTTAACACCACAAGAAATTAGACAAGAAAACATTGTTAAATTTCAAACAGACCCTAACTGTAGATTTATTATTGGAACGCCTGCTACGGGCGGTTATGGGATAACTTTAACAGCTGCAAACACCGTAATTTACTATTCTAACGGATATGACTTAGAAAAACGTTTACAGTCAGAAGACAGAGCACATCGTATAGGACAAAAGAAAAACGTAACTTATATTGATATTATTGCAGAAGATACTATTGATGAAAAAATTGTAGAAGCTTTAAGAAATAAAATTGATATAGCTAGTCAAGTTATGGGAGAGGAATTAAAAGAATGGATATAATTATTTTTAATGATGGTGTTTATCAATTAATTCCAATTACAAAAGAAATATTAGATGGAATAGTTTTAACTAGTGAAGTTAGCTGTATAGATTTGTGTAATATATTAAGAGAAAAACTAACAGGATATGTTAGTAGTTTAAATTTACATATTATGAAGGATGGTAGTGGTAATTTTATTGGTTGTATGTGTAAATAATCCAGTAATTAGTAGGACCATACGCGTGGCGCGTGCAGAAATTTAACCTACGACTTTGCCGTCTTTCCATTCCATATCTGGAAGACCTTCAGTGTATTTTTTTCCGTCAAAGGTTAGCACTTGTTTTCTGTTTGAGTCTGATTCGTGATAAGATATGTGGACCCATCCCCCTGCCGGATCGTCTTTGTCAAAATATTCCATGATCAATTGATCAAAGTCCACGTTATTTTGTAGCCAGTAAGCTGTCTTAATATTTGGCACGCCAAATATTTCTAGGTCGACCGCCTGGCCCTTGGCATGCTGTGATGTTTTTTTGCTGCCTATGGCCTCACAGAGCGCCTCTGAGCGGTATCCGCTGGTAATCGTAACAGGTTTGTCGAAGTGTGCCCGTAGTGGCTCTAAGACCTCATAACAAAGGTCTCCTAAACTTTTAATCTCACCTGATCCTGGTGTATTGTCAATACCCCTACGTTGAGCAGTCATTGATTTGGTCATTTCTTTTAAACTGAAGTGTTTTGAAAGTTGCATAAAAAAATTTTTATTTTGTAATATCTGTAAGTAAAACTATTAGTACGGCTCCCATGCCTCCGACTATCCAATACTCTAATCTTTTAATTCGTTCTTGCATTTCTTTTATTTGTTCAAAGGTTTGCTTTTGCATAATCCTGCAAAGCTTTTCATGCGATTCAATTTTTTGTAATGCAGATTTTTTAACCATTACGTTGTTCTCCTTAACCTTTGTCTGATTATTTGTTCTTCAGGGGATAGTAATGCAGTTTCCGTTGATGTCAAGTTTGTTGTAGGGTTAACATTCTGAGCATTTGCTTGTGTATTTACAATGGGTTTTGCAGAGGTAACTGAAGCCGGTAATGGTGGTGTTGCAATGTCTTCAAATAAATAATCATTTAATTCAACATCAAACGCACCATCTAAAGGTAGTGTTCTAAACTCACCAGACATTAATCTTAAAGTAGATGCAACTTCTGTAAAAACATTTGGATCACCAAGATTTTTTGCAATCTCTCTAAATCTTTCTTGTATATCTTCTGATGGAAAATATGGTTCAAATCTAGCTGTCGCTAATTTTCTAAAAGTGTCAGGACTTATTTGTCTATCTGCAAATTCCATTCCTAATGCACGATTGTTTACACCTAAAATATTTGCAGCATTTATATTTTTATTCATTTCTTGTTGAACTAAAAATCTAGCTCTGTTTGAATTATAAAAAGCTTGAATAACATCATTAGGTTTTATTCTACCACCTCTAAGTATTCCAAAGTAACCACCAGTAAATTCTCTTCTAGCATTTCTTATACCTGTTTGATACTCAGCAATTTTAAATCCCATTGATTGTAAAGGATCTACTTTGATAGGACGTAGTCCCATAAATCCTGCTAGCTCTGGTCCAATATTTAAAACATCTCCTCGCTTGTCAGGAGTTCCGAATGCAGCTTGTCCTAATCTTTGAAATTGTTTGTATGAAGGTGCTAACGCATTTCCTAAATGTAAAAATCTAATTGCAGCTTTGTTTCCTGCTGGTGTTTGATCCGTGTACAGTTGTCTACCTTCTTGTGTTCTACCACCTCTTACAGTTAAATCTGTTACAGCTTCTGTCCAAATAGATTCTGATATAAATGGATTCATTATTTCTGAACCTGCTTGGTTTACACCATCAACAAAGCCAGCTAATAATGTTTGATCATTTTGTTCACCTGCTATAATACTATTTGTTAAAGTTCTAAACGGTCTTGCAATTACATCGTAAGCATTACTGTGACTAAAATCTATATATCTTAATTCATCATCATCTGTTCTTATTGGAATCAATGTAGAATTTTTTGACCAATCAGGTACGAACTGTCGTAAGGCCTGTATCTCATCTTCACTTACATTATAAATCCATTTAGCACCTTCAACAGCTGCTTCTGGAACCACAGCTAAGGTAGTTGCCATTCCTGCTAGTCTTTTAAATCCTGTGCCATACATGACGTTATTATTTTTAACAAGACCTTTTCCTTCTATATTAATATAAGGTGTAAGATTACTACCTATAATTCTTTCACCTGCAGCGGGTAAGTGTTTCATTTCTTTTATACCTTGTTCTGCAATATTAGTTGTAGTTCTAATAATTTCAGATGGAAACGACATAAAATTACCAATGGGTAATATTCTTGCAGTCTTAACAACAGATCCAACGTATGCATAATTTGGTACAGTGTTTTTAACTATGCTAGCAGCATCTTGTTTTAATGTTTGAATAGTCTCTTCTGTTAAATCAATTCCTTTTTTAACAGCTCCTTTTTTTAATCTATCTAGCTCGACTACATAGTTTGTAATCTTCCAAGTATCATCTTCTGCAACATACTTACCTTGAAAAAAATCTCCAAGTTTTTTTAGTTTAGACATAAATGGTCTTAAGATTGTGTCTGTATTAGCTACACCAGTATCACCTGTTGCTGTTCTTAATAGACCTATAAGATCTCCTATCTGTACTTGTGAGTTTACAACACCAAGTTCTAATAATTCTCTGTAAGCTGCTTGTGCTTCTTTACTTCCTGGACCTAGTTTTAATAATGCAGATGTATCTATACCCTCTGCAAATGCTTTTTTTAATAAACCAGGATTAGTTAGACCTTCAAACAATATACCATTTGCACTTGCAAACGCACCTGCACTAAAGAAGTTACGTAAGTGTGTAGGTATAGAAAAAATTGTTTTGGCCATTTGTGATATACCTTTTGGAAATAATAAAAGGTTTCTATAAAACCATGTAGCTGCTTTCTCTGCAGGGTTTGCACCTTCTCTACCTCTGATAACAGAAGTTAAACTTGCACCTACATCGTTAGCATTTTTAATACCATCTGCTATTTCTTTTGTTGTCCATTTACTAGACAAAGGACTTACTATACTATTACCGCCAGGTAATTTATCAATAACATCAGCGACTTTTACTATTTCAATACCAGTACCTGGAGAATTGACAGCTGCTTTTGCAAGTTCTTCTGATTCCCAAAAAAATCCTCTACCACCTCCTTGTTGTACTTTTGCATTTTGTGCTACAACATCATCAAAATATGAAGCTGTTCTTGCAACAGCTGATAGGTTTGTCATTGCATTAAAAATAGAATAACGTGGGTCTTGTATTTCACCAAACAATTCTCTAAATACTTTAGATCCTCTACCTTTTGCTTCTTCAAAACTTTTCTTTTTTAACATACCAGTTTTATCTTGATAGGCTATGTCAGGAAGTCCACCAGGTTTCTTTTTAACTTGTACTTGATTTATAATATCATCAACTGCATACTTTGCTTGTTCGTAGTATTCTGTGCTATCAGGATTAAAATCTTTTTTTCTAGTTTTATCTGTCTTTGCTAGATACCTTCTAAATAAATTTATAGCATTTACATATGCTTCTTCTGTTGGTTTAAACTGTTGAAACAATTTAAATAAACCTTTTGGTTTTTGAAAGATTCCGTATGTACCGCCTAACCAACCTTCTATTCTATCTTTCATAATTTTTTGTAAATCTTTAGCTCCTGATTTAATTTTACCTTTACTATTTTTTTGTAGTATTGAAATTAAATTAGTAAATTCACTTCTTGCTTCATCTAAATTTGAAGTTATTCTACTAATAGCATCTGGATTAACTTTTTTATTTTTTAATGTTTTAATTAATTTATCTTTTGCACCTGGATTAATTTTTTTACTTAAATCACCGTCAAACAAAGTAGCGTTTAAGTCTTTGTAAAATTGTTTTTGTTCTACATTAGTTGAACTATCAAAAAATTTACTTGATGAAGGGTATATTTTATCTACTTCTTTGGTAATATTTGTAACTAATTCTTTTGCTCTAAATGTATCTCTTGCTTTTAATCCTTGCTTTGCCATTTCAGATGCAAAAACTTCTTCAGGTAAATCTCCTCTTGGTCTAAACGGTGAACCAATATATTTATTAACCCATCTTTCAAATGCACTGTCACTATATGCAAGTTCCTTGCCCCGTGTTGCAAGAGCCTTGCCTCCTTTACCTACACCATAAACAAAGGGTGTTAAAAATAAAGACTCACTACCAAATTTTAATCTATTTAATAATCTTCTACCGGCTTCATCTCTACCTTCTAATTCAGAATCATCTATTGCTGTTGGTCCGTCAAAGAAATCACCAAAAGTTCCTATGTCTTCTACATCTGCAACAAACGTTTCTCCTGTTGCACCACCAAATACACCAGCTGCAAATCTTTTTGTTTTAGATGCTTTGTTTAATTCATCAGCTTTCGCTGCTGCAAGTGTAACACTTTTAGATTTTAAGTTTGCGTATGTTCCAGCTTTCTTTGCTTTCAATGCTTTGTCTGCTAATTTAGTTGCTGCTTTAAAACCAATACCTCCTGGTATACCTATCTGTGTAAATACTTCTACAAGTTTACCTGCAACTCTATCTTGTGCAGTATCTTCAAATATATTTATATCGTCAAAAAATCTTTCTACATCTGCTGCTGTATTACTGTCAGCTCCATAATCCACGAGCTCTGCTCCAAGAGAAACTACACCTTCTACAGTTTTAATTAAACCAGATGCAAGACCTGCACCTACAGATGCGAATATACTACTTGGACTACTTTCTTCGGCTGGGGATAAGGGTACATATTTTGCCATTTTCTACTCCTATTCGTCGTAGATATTACCTATATCAAAAGCATCTGTTTTCATTTCTTCTTTAAACTCTTCTACTTTGTTTTCATCTACTTTTCGATTAAATAATGCAGACTCTGGTGAAGTATTTTTGTCTGGCATCATTTCACCTTCTTGATCTATTTCACTAGAATCTGCTTTTATAAATTTAAGATTACCTGTTTCTACATCTTGTACTAATTTAACAGCTGTGCCTGATGACACATCAAAGTATACTTTATTTTCTGAACCTGGGTTAGAATTTCTAAATTTTTTAATGTTACTTTGTTTTACATATACCGACACATCAATTGGTTTTGTAGATACAGATTCTTTTCCATACACAGTTACTAATTCATCGTATCCACCTTTTTTAAAAAAATTAACTGCGTTTGCTCCTTTAATTAAATTAGGTGCATTAGTATCTACGTCTCTAAAAATTTCTGCAAAAGCCATAACATCATCATCACTTTGAGACATACCAGCAATTCTTTCATTAGATTCTAGTGCTTTTTCTTGTAAGTCTGATTTAAATTGTTGTCCAGATTCTCTTTCACTTCTTAAAAAATTTCTTTCACCCATTTGCTCACCTTTTCTCATTTGAGCCATTTGAAATTTTTCAAAAGGATCTTTAGCTGCTGAAGCTGCTGTTTGAAATATGTTTCCTTCTGGTGGTCTTGAAATTAAATCTAAACCAAAGCCAGTTAAAAAACCTGGCAATGTTCCAGGAGACATGACACCTGTGTCGTAAGGATTAGGTGTTCCTTCTCTATATTGTTTTCTTGGTTGATCTAGTCCTGATGTAATACCAGTTCCTGTTGATCCACCCATTCTAAACATTGGTCTTTTTAAAGTTCTATTCATTATGAAGTTCCAAAAAATCCTTTATCTCCACCATAACCTTTTCCTACTGCACCATAAATACCAGCAAGCGTTGTACCAACACCTAATGCAGTTTGTAATGGTGTAGGGTTAGGTACATTTGTTGACATTGTTTGACCTGGATAACCACCCATGATTCCTGTTACTTGATTAGCATATCTATCTAATTGTTCTTGTGGTTGAAATGTTGCCATTCTATTTGCTTCTCTTGTTGCATCAAAATCTGCTTGTTGCTGTGCTTGGTTCAGTGCGCCCAACTGACCTAAACGTGAAATATCTGTTCCTTGTAGTGCTTGTGTTTGTGCTCCAAGTCCTGCTTGTTGTCCAGCTAGTCCTGATTGAAATGAACCTAAACCTTGAGTTGCTCCAGCAATACCTTGCTGTGCTGTTCCTAAGTTAAATCTGTTTTGGATGTCTTGCTGTCTTCCAGCTTGAGCTTGTCCAAAACCTTGCTGTAAGAGACCGGCATTTAATAAAGCCCGTTCTCTCGCTGCCCCTGTGCCATACTCAGCGAGTTGCACTCCCGCTCGACCGCTGCCGAGCGCACCCAAACTTGCTTGTTGATCTCGTATTCTCTGTTCTTGAATACGTGAGTTACGATCAAATTCTTCTAACGATGCATCAATCACTTGTGATTGATAAGGGGACATGTAAGATTCAATTGATCCAAGTGATGCTGGATCACCAGCTGCTTTTTGTTGTGCTGTTCTTGTGTCAACACCTGTTCCAAGTAAATTTTGTGTGTTTAATCCACCAAAAGTTGATGCTGCTGTTCCTAATGCTGTTTCAGCAGCTCCACCTAATCTAGATGCTTCACCTGCTTGTTGTCCTGCTGTGTTTAAAAATGGTTCAAAAGAAGCTAGTCCAGTTTTTTTTCCAGTAGTTGGATCTATCCCTGCACCTTGTTGTGCTAACGTTTGTGCTGTTTGTTGTAATACATCTTGACCTGCTACTTGTGGTGCAAGTCCTCCTAATGCTTGTTGTCTTTGTTCGAAACCTAATGCAGCTCTTTGTTGAGCACCAAATAAATCTTGTCTTGTTTTAAATTGATCTGCTGTTTCAAAAGACTGTTGATTTGGTTGAGCCATTGTTCCAAGACTTGCTAAACCTTGTGATACAACAGGAGTACCTTGTTGAGCTAAAACATTTTCTGCTAAATTAGTTCCTAGTTTTTCTACAAAGGGTGCTGGTCTATTAATCTGTGTTGTTGTAGCCATTATATTACTTCCTCTAATCTTTGTGATGTTTGAAACATTTCTCTAGCACCTTCTAACCCTTGAGATTCTTCTGAAACTTCACCTCCGGATTCTAAGTTTTTCATCATGTTATACATAACTTCTGCGCCTTTGTCTATATCTCCTTCACCAGCATTTCTTACAGCATCTGCAGTAAACACAAATTCATTTTTTGATAATCTTGCAGGTACGTCATCTGCTTTTTCCATTCTACCAAGTGGTACAAATCCACCTTCAGCTCTTAAATCCATTTCTTGACCATCCATATCTAATAAAGGCATAGTCTTTTTAGCTACTGGTTCTGCTTCTGTAGATCCACCTTCAGCCATTAGTCTTGGGTTAGTATATTTATATGCATTAGCCATAATGTATCTTGGATCATCTATATCTGCACCTTGGTATAATGTTTCATCTTCATCCTCTTGTTCCGGTGTCATTAAACCTGAAGCTAATGATGTTAAACCTATTGCTTTAAAAGGTGAAAAACTACCACCTGATCCGAATAAACCAGAACTTCCTTTAGTCAATATACCAGTATTAGGTCCTCTAGGACTCCCTAAATATTTACCAGGTGCTCCAAAAGCTATATTACGCAAACCATCTCCAGAAAAAATACCAGCTAATTTAGATGGTGCAAGAAATTTTTCTGGACTCATAAAACCTTTGAATGCTCCAGACAAACCGGAACCTCCGGCTAAATTACCTAGTCCACCTGTTAAAGCATAACCTAATGCAGCTTTACCTATTGGAGATTTTGCAATCTTCTTAACCGCTCTAGTTGCTTTTTTAACTAACTTACCTAAAAAATATTGTTGTCTTCCTGATTCAAGGTCCATGATTCCACCTTCGTAAGGCATGCCACCTTCTGCTAAACCTGCTCTACCACCATCCGCTAAGTATCTAAAAGCAGTATTAAATTTAGGTTCTTCTGCATCTGCATCTGTTGTATCTAAACCTGTTGTAGTTGGTACAGGAATTGGTGGAATGTAAAAGTCATCTTTTTCTCGTGGTTCAGGTAAACCAGGATAAGCACCAGCCTCTTTTAAAAGATTTTCTCCTTCTTTGGTATCAAAAAATTCTGGAGTAATCATATCATCATCATAATATTGTCTTTCTTTTCCAAGATCTCTTAATAAACCAAGCTCAATTGCTTTATTAAATTTAGCTTGTTTGTTAGGTATAAGACCTATTCTACTTGCAAGTCCTATACCAAACGGAATATTGTCTTTATATTTATTAAAAGTTGTTGGAGTTAATTTAGAATTAATAATTGCTTTTGCAGTATTTAAATTTTGTTCTGCAGTAGTTTTTGATCTATCTACTCCAGGACCAGTGTTATCTGCAATACCGTCGCCTTTACTTCCTTGATAGCCACTATTACCTCTCATTCCACCTTGATAACCACTGCTTCCATAATCACTACCTACATAACCAGGACGTTCACCGTCTGCTCTTTTTTTAACTAGCTGTTGATATTGTTGTGCGTTTGTTATGGCCATTTTTCTATTCTATTTTGTTTTTCCAAATAAATCAAGGCTAGGCATTATAACATTTACGTCTTGAGCCATGTCCTCGTTTTTATAACCTTTAGCTTCCCAGTCTTTTTTTTCTTTAAAAAGCTCTCCAGTTTCTTTGTGTCTGTACGTTGTTTCTACTTTTGTTGGTTTTATCTCTATCATATTAAGTCCTGTCAAATTCTAGTATTGATACTGTGCCTTCAAATATATCACCTGTAGCTGCCTGTAATTGTAACTTGTCACTCTCTTCTAATATAACTGTACCATTGTTTAATGATCTAGAAGTCCCTGTATTTATAGTTTGTTCTGCAAACTGAAAAGTTCTCGATGCTGAAGTATCAAAAATAAAACCTTTTAGTTCTACGTTAGAACCACCTACATTTGCAACTTGTATGTTTTGTATAATAGCTCTAGACTCTAAAGGTACAGTGTAAATATCTGTAGCATCAGTAGTTGTTAAATCAAATTGTGCATTTTTATATCTGTTAGCCATTATTTACTCCCGGACTTGCTGTTGTAAACCATGTAAATCTTTGTTGTTCGTCTCTTAAATCTTGTTGAAATGTAGAGTTTAGTTTTTCAATCAATCCATCCAAATCTCTAATCAAAGAATCAGCATCATTCTGTTTATATTCTTTTCCAGGTCTTGTAAATACTACTGTTACTTTAGCCATTATCTTCTTCCATCTGGTTGTGTGTCTAATCTAAATGTACCTAACTTCCAACTTTGAGAAACTCCTGTGTTAGCTACTTTTAAAGATATAGCTCTTGCTCTTGCACGTGTATCTATTTTATCAGTTGAAGATGTAATAGTAAACGGACCTAAAGGTGAGCTTGCTTGAGAACCATTAGGATAGTTTCTAAGTTGTAGTGTTACTTGTGTACTACCTGTTTGAGATAAAAAGTCAGGTATAAATCTTCTTATCTTCATAATAAATTCACCATCTCCTTTAAATGTTGCAACACCTGTTTGTTGTCCGGTAGACGTACTACGAGCTTGTGTAATATCAAAATCTCCTGATTCAATATTAGAAGCAATTGCTGTAGTTGTTCCATTAGCTATTTGATCAGTTCCTTTTTCATGTTCAAAATATATTGTACTTCCTTCAGTATTACCTACTACATCAAAAGAAGAGTCAACACCTGCACTGTATTCTGTTGCGTGTGGTAAACCAAACACAGCTGAATCTTGCCATGTTCCACGAGCTAAGGTTCCTGTTGTCCAAACAGGTCTCTGTGGTGATGAGTCCATATAATTATAAGTTACAGATCTATTAACAACAGTAGAACTTTCTGTGCAATAGAACCAAGTAATTTCTCCAAACAAATTATTTAATCCAACATTAATTAATTGGTTAGCTGTTGTATTTAAATCGTTATAAACAAAGTCTTCTACTAAACATGTCATAGTTTCCAAACTACCTGAGTATCTAAAGAAACCATTTTCTGATAACCAGTATGCAGCACCATCAACTTCTAACGCAGCATTCTGTCCAATTAAACCACAGTTAGTTCCAACTTGTTGAAAACCAAAAGTAAGAGGTTGACCAATAAATCTCATAGTAAACAAAGATGTATCTGTCCAAACATAAATCGCATCCCTACCTCTAACTGCACCTACAATTTTTGATCCGTCTGCAAGTCTTTGAAAACCAGCAGTGTTAATTGCTGTTGGTTGATATGTATTAATATCTTCTTGGTCTGAAAATCTAATAAACATTTCATCTTGTGTAGCAGGTGTACCTATTGTTTCTTCTGTACCAAAAAATACTAAGTGACGATCGGGAGTTGATACTAACATATCACGTGATGCTGTTGGTGCACCACTAATAATAGTTGCTCTGTTATTGGTTGCGTTTGTTGCATTAGAGTCCCATTCAAAAACTTGTGCATTATGTATTAGTGCAATTACTTTATCTCCAAAGTTATCTATACTCCATAAACCAGGATCTATAACTAAGTCACCTGAAGCTGCTTCGCCCCATGCAACATAGTCAGAAGTGTTAGTTACTGTTGCTCCATTTAAATGAGAAGCTGCTGTTGTGTTTCTAACTTCTCTTGTTACACCTGTTAAAGTGTTTGTTGATATTCCTGTGTAAGAAATTTCTTCTGTGCCTATTTGAATAAAGTTGGTACCAGAACTTGGAAACTGTGAAACGTCTGACAATGTAATACCTGTAGTAGTAGATGAGTTAATACCACCATTTAAAGTTGTTGTTGCTTCACCTGATACTGTTCCACTCCATTGACCTAACCCATAACCAAAACCAGGTAATTGAGTTGCTGGTCCAACAGGGTAATAATGTCTTACTCTAATACCACCTGATGTTGTTGCACCCGATCCTGTTTCATTTGAGGGCATTGTTATTGTTATAGTTGTGCTAGATGGTACACTTGTTACCATAAATTTTTTATCATCAAAATCTGATGCTGAGTAATTAGAATTAGTTATTGCTGTAAAATTATCTAACAGAACAATATTATTTTCTTGAATATTGTGATCGCCACTAAATGTTATTGTAACTATTGGAGAACCATTAGTTGTACTAAAAGCACTTGTTAATGTTGTAGTGCTTTTGATAGGATGTATGTCATAAAAAATACCTCCTGAGTATGCATATAAAATATGACTAGTACCTATGATTGCAAACTTGTTACCGGACTTGTTAACTAAATGATGTAAAGCTCTTGCGGCTCCTGTAAGTTTTGACTCACCTAACTGTTGCCAACCGCCTATTTTTTCTGGTGTACCATATCTAAAACGTACATTATCTCCATCAACCCATTGTCCTTCAGCTGTAGTTTCTGTAACTTGTTTGTTAAACCCTGGTTGAAATCCTATTTTTTGTAGCATATGGCTCCATTATAATACTATTTTACACCTGATGGTAGTCCTAGCTTAGCTCTTCCATCAAATCTATTTTTATCAGCAAATGGGCCATTCACATGATTATAATGTAGAAATACTTGACCGCAAATGTTCCCGTCAAAAGGCTCTCGCCAATGTTCAAGTTCGCAACCACTATATACTAACATATCGCCTACTTCAAGCAAGACTTTCGTACCTGCTGGAGCGTTAGGTTTATGTATATTTTTGTACTCATCAATAACATTATTAGATCCTGTTCCATCTATAAATATAGGCCAAGGATCACCACCTAGATTAACTGTTGTAGATATTTCACAACTAGGTCTGTCTTTATGTCTTCTAAGTTCATCACCTTTTTTATAGGCTCTTGCATAAGAGTATGTTGGTATTAAATCTAAACCTGTATGTTTTTTCATTACTGGTAACATTTTAACCATAAGAGTTTCCATAGCAAAATCAGCATAACATGAGTAGGTATTAGGTATTTGTTGATCGGTCCATGTTCCAAGGATCGGGGACTGTGCG